TGGTCTCTAGCGAGGTGAGTTTGCCGCTCTCCCTTGCCGGATCGCTGGGGATGTTGTCCGTCTTGGCCTTGATCGCAGCGAGGTTGCCTCCGGTCTCCAGAGCCAGACCATGCCCCGAAGCGAGCTTGGTCTGGGTCATCAGGCGCAGTGTGCCGCTGTCGTCAAAGAGGCCGATCAGGTTGCCGTCGCTATCTGCGAGGGCGAGCCGACCGCTTTGGACTTGAACGATGGAAAGCGCCATCAGACGTTCCTCACGGTGGCGATGGAAGTGATCAACTGGCCGGTGTACGTGTACGTGATCGTGAGCTGACCCAAGATCGTAATCCCGTTGGCAGCGAACACCTTGCGGACCTCCGTCGTCAACTTCTGCCCGGTGTAGGTGTAGTCGATCTGCTTTAGCAACGAGGCGTCAGAGGTCCGCTTCCACTGTTCCTGATCTACACGCTGGCCGGTGTACGTGTTGGAGTAGTCAGTGCCTGGAGTCGGGGGATCGTTCTCCAGGTAGAGATTGATGAGGTCGCCAACAGCCGCCAACTGGGTGAGTGTGTACCCACCGGGGTTGTTGGTGTCCTTGAACTTCAGGTCATCGGCGGTGCGCCAGATGACCGTGGACTCATCTTCATGGGTGGCATCGTCGATGACGATGCCAGCACACTCAACGAAGTCCTCCGTCGGGTCCATCGACGTGGGGAACTCATCGTTCTCCACACCCCCGGTGTCGGCGGACTCCAGCTTGAGCGGCTTGACCTTGTCGAGTGCCACTTCAGCTCCTAAGAAGAAGGGCGGGGCAGGAGAGCAAACCCACCCCGCCCTTCAGGACGTCAGCTACCTATGTTGCTAGGCGGCCTTCTTGCCGTAGTCCACGATCCTGACGAAGAAGTCGGTCGCGTTCCAGGCCATGCCGCACTGGACCACACGCCGAGCCGCACCCGGAAGCGACCGGGTCAGACCGCCACCCGTCGCCAGGTAGTACGCCTGGCCCGGAGACGGAGTCTCGCCCTCAGCCGGGAGGATGCCGTCGCAGACACCCGCGATCACCACCGGGGTGATGTTGCCCACACCGGGGTTGGTCCTCGCCACGCCAACGACCTTGGCCTTGGCGTCCGTGGTGTCAGCCTGGTCGATCTTGTTGGCCGCGCTGATGTAGACCGGATCACCGATGGTGACCGACCCACCCGTGGCATCCATCGGCATCTCGACGACGGGAGCCTTGCCCGCCACCAGACCCGTGTGCGTGTGGTAGGAGTCGGCGTTGCTGCTGGAACCGCCCGTGACGGCATCGAGAGCTGCCTGGGTGACCGTGGCACTGACCGGCGTGCCAGCGATGCTGAAGCTCGCCGGGAGGCCGACGACACTGAGACCCAGACCGGGGTTGGTCGTGGTGTCGAGGGCGAGGGTGGGACCACCCACGGCGTTGAGCTTCAGCTCCAGACCGCCACCGTCCGCGCCGCCCGTCTGGTTGCGCTGGATCGCACCGTGCTTGTGGACGGCGACCCGCAGCTTGCCAGCGGCGGTGTCGGCGTCGAACTCGAGGCCGGACTGCCTGGAGCCGGGGCCGGAGGGAGCGCCCTTGCCCTGGGCGTTGGCAACCGCGTCCAGATCGACCTTGATGCTCTGGCCGGTGAGGATGAGGCCCTGGTCGTAGGTGTAGCCGGGAGCGCCCGAGAACTGGCTGAACTTGATGGGGTCGGTCTCCATCGTCGCCACGTCCAGCACCTCGGACCAACCGGAGTTCTTCCAGGCGGTGCCCTCGGTGACGAAGACGTAGAGGCCCTTGTGCATCTCGGTCGAGCTGGCCTGATCTTCGGTCGTGCCTCGGGTCAGCTTGAGCTTCGCGCCGCCAGCACCGAGAGTCGTGACGGTGTAGACACCGTTGTCCACATGGCCCGTGACGTCGTTACCGCCCTCCATGCTGACGAGGACGCGCTCTCCCACGGACAGCGTGTAGCCGTCCATGTCATTCAGGTAGCCGCCGCCGTTGACCGGGGACTCCAGGGTGTGCGTGGGGCCGGTTCCGCCACCGGACACGAAGTCGGCTCCCGTGGTGGTGCCAGCCGACATGCCCGTCTCGGTGCCGAAGATCGCACCCATAGCGCTGATGATGACCTCGGAGGTCAGACCGAAGGTCGAGCTGTGGATGTCGACGTTGTTCGAGGCGGTACCGGCGAAGGCGATGGCGTAGGAGTACCCGAAGGCGGCCCACCGAGCATTGATCTCGGCGATGAGCGCTGCCCTCGTGACACAGTTGACCGACAGCGTGATGGTCCGCGTCGTCCCGCCATCGATCTTGACATCGAACTTGTCGCCGATCACGAAGCCGCCAGCCCACGTTCCACCCGTGGCGATCCTGCGGGCCTGGCTTCCGAGCTTGTGGTTGGTCTTGGCGACCACCGAGGCGTGGGGGTCGAGGCCGGATGCGATGGCATCGACGTACGCCTTGTTCACGCCGTCATCCGGATCGACCGGGGTGGCGACGTTGATGATCGGGTTGTGCCCGAGGTCGATCCCGATGCCACCTCCGACGGCAGGCGGGATGACAATCTTGGACACGTTGAGGGCGTCACCACTGGTGAGTGACAGTTCCTCATGGAAACCCTCGGTCGGATTCATGAAGAGCGGTTTTACGAGTGCCATTTCTTCTCTCCTAGCTGTTCGAGGGTTTCCCTGCTGCGATTCCCGCTCTCAGGAACCCTACGTTCCTTGCCTCATGTCCCTCAGCACACCGCTTTCGGGATCGTACACCATCTCTTTCGGATCGAGTCCGTACTTCTCTGCGATCTCCGTGACCACTCGCTTCTGCTCGTCCTTCCGAGCATCGGCAATGGCCAGGAGCTGCTCCCTGTGCGCGGCTCGCGCTTGATCTTCCTTTGCGAACTTCCGCCGAGCCTCATCGTTCTCCAGCTCCTGGTTCCTGAGCTGGAGCAGGATGTTCATGCACTCGGTCTCACTCTTCACGAGCGTGAGCCGCTCGAGGTCCGTCATCTTGAGGACGACCTCTCCTGGTGGAGCCGTGACCACATGGATCGCGCAGGTGTTCTGCCCGTTCACCTGGTACTTCTTGCAGCCAGGGTGTTCACATCGTTGTCTCTTTGCCTTTGCCATGAGTGGTCTCCACTGTGTGATTAGGTGGTGAGATTATTGATTTTTTGTCGGCTCAGCTGACTCTTATTATAGGCGATTTTGGGTCAAGATAAAACACTGCAACGTCGAGGGCGTAACCCATGGTTTGGATGCAGCGTTTTCCGATGCTTGGTGTAGGTGCTGGAGGAATCAGGTGAGTTAGACGCCCAGTGGTATCCACGAACAACTGTTGGTTGGGTGTGAGGCCGGTGTAGATTCCGCTCACGAGACCTCGCAGTTGAACCAAGCAGTGTGTCGTGTCGATCTTTTGGATGATGATACCTAGAGACGGTACCGAAACCATGTCGTCGATGTTGAGGCGTGTGACTTGAAAGTAGGTACCAATGCGCGGACCGTGCACGTAGATAGCGTCTCCGACATTATCCGTAACAAGGCACAAAGCGGGAAGAACTTGCTTTGCGCTCCCGTTGATGGACGATGCCTGAAGCCGCATTCATCACCGCCAATGCCCGTGACCAACTGTGGTCAACGCTTTAGTAACTGCAGAAAGTTTCGCTTCGTTGCATCATACATCGCAAAGGGTGAGTTCAGGTACTCCTCCTTGTATTGAGAGCCCTTTTCTTTGGGCACGGGGAATTGGATGACGAGCTGGTCTCCCTTGAAGTAGTGGCCAGCCGTGCTGATCCCCTTGACCGACTTGATGAAAGTGGCCAAGTTGATGTCGGGTGTCTCGAATTGATCTATCATTTTTGTTTACCGTGTAAATTGTCATGTTGATATAGAAAAGGCGCGTGGGTACATGTGCCCGCACGCGCCTCGTCCAAGCTAGTCGTTATGTCGTTACTTGCGACCGCCCTTACGTCCCTTGAAGCCACCTTTCGACTCCGTTTCCGTTTCGGTGTCCGACGGAGGCGTCGAGGGCGACGGTGGCTCCGCACTCGACGTTGCCACCGTCAGCGTTTCTTTGGTTACTACCGGATCAGCCACCGCGACAGGCCGTGCCACCGGCGGTGTAACGACCACTGTCGGAGGCGTAGGCGGTGTCACGGGCGCAGCTTTCGCGACAGCTACGATCGGCGTAGGCGGCGGAGGAGCAAGCGGTGGGGACACGACCGGCTTTGGTCCGTCGAGAAGCTCAGCGGTCAGGTAGGGTGTGGCGAGGTAGCGCTGAACGTGTGAGTTCTTCAGCGCTTCATCTTTCACACTCACTGTACACTGTTTGGGAGAGAGGACGATAGGCCGTCCACGTGTGTCTAGAACCTGTGATAGGTCCAAGGCACCGTCTCCTGTCCAGACAAGACGGTATGTCGCCATGGAGCAAACTCCTGGGGCTATGTGTCATGTGGGGGAGCACGACCCGAAGAGCGTGCTCCCCCGTGTTACATCATCGACTAGGCGCCGGGGAACGCGATGGCTTGCATCGCCAGCGTGTTGCCGAAGCCGATGCCCGGAGCCGCATAGCTCCAGAACTCGATGATGTCCGCTTCCTGCTTGATGAACAGCGTTGCGTCCTGCAGCAGGAAGAAGCAGCCCAGGAAGTTCTCCGGCGCGAAGACGTACGCCTTCTTGGCGTTGAGGATGTCGCTCTTCATGGTCGATACGACCGGGATGCCCCAGAGCTTCTCTTCTTCCTCGATGCCCTCGTCGTAGTGCCGGCTGGCCACGTCGTCGCCAACGGAGGTCGCGGGCAGGTCGAGCGCTTCGTAGTACAGCTCCTTCGTCATCAGGAGCTTCCCGATGGGCTGCCGACGGTGAACCATCGCTTGCAGCGCCTTCCGGAAGGACGACGAGTTGAACGCTGAGCCGGCGGTCAGTTGCACAGCGGCGTTGAGGGCGATGATGTCGTCGACCGTGGTGATGTACTTGGTGTCCTCTTGATCCGCCATGTCCTTGACGGAGTTGTCGGACAGGATCTTCCTGATGTCGTTTTGGTACGTCATCAGTTCCCACTTGTTCTTGGTGAAGCGCTGGGATTCGGTCTTCCCGAACTTCACCGCAAAGCGGGGACCCTTGAACCAGGTGCGCGGACCTGTGCCCTGGAAGGTCACGAAGGTGGCCACGCTGTCGGGCTCCTTCTCGACGATCTTCTTGGGCTGGTCCGTATTCTCGTCACGGTCGATCTCGTCGTCCGCGAGGAGAATAGGGTTGATGATCTCGCGCGCAAACGACTCCTGGCGGACCTTCATGCGAATGAACGCCGAGCCTTCGTCTTGCGCTTCTTTGACCCGGCCGGCTTCGAGCTTCCTCACGAAGTTCGAATTGATCAGCTGGGCCGAGACTTCCTTGGTCTCGGTTTGGTAAGAAGGCATTTTCGTTCCTCCAAAGTTCAGCCGGTACAGGCCGGCGTTCGTGGTTACGTTCGGGTCGCCCCTGTCCGACTACGCCTCGATGACGAGGGTGCCTTTGGTCGCCACACGGTTCTCGAGGACGTGGCCGATGACCTGGTTGGTCACGGCGTACTCCTTGATCTGACCGGCGGAGACGGATACGGCTTGCCCTGGGTTGTAGGTTCCGGCAGCATAGCTGTCGGTTTCCCAGATGATGCCCGAGCCCAGCTTGCAGGCCGCGCACTTCTGGACGAACTGCCCCGAGAAGTCGTCGTTGCCCTCAACCACGAGCCACATGGGCTTGGAGGGGGCGGACGACATGTCCGGGGTGGTGGCCGCGTTGACCACGGTTGCTGTACCCGACAGCTCCGTGGTGACGATGGTCCCGGCCGGGATGTTCACATAGCTGCCACCCGTCTTTTTGATCTGGAACGGCCAGGTCAGTGCGCTCCCGTTCGGGTAGCCGCGCAGAATGTCGAACTTCGAATTGAGCAGGCTCATTTCTTTCTCCTGTTAGGCGAACAGGGGGGCGACCCCCAGGTTACTCCATGACCCAGTTCAGAAAACGGTCGTCGGCTTCAACCGATGCTTGTTTGGTGCGTTCACTTGGCGGAAGAGCCGTACGGCTATCAATGTTGGCGCCTTCCCCCATCTTCTCCGGTTCTTCATCCGAGATCGTCGATGCAGCGGTTTTTTCAGTCAGCTTTTCGAACGCCAACCGGAGCTTCTCGTCGGACATGTGCTCCAGTACTTCAGGGGACAGCTCTTCCCCTGTGACCGCTGCGTACTTTTCATTCAACGCACTTGCCAACTCTGTGCGTTGTTGCCGGGCCACCTCTTGTTGCTGATACTGCTCGTTGTCGAGATGCTCGGCGACCTTTTCGAGAACCGTAGCCACTTGGCGCATGAATTCGCTGGACATCATCGACTCCCGAGTTTTCGCTGCAGCAGTTTGAGCCCTACAGCACCACGGATGACCTGCGCGCACTTGATGAGTTTGCGGCGGTCGAATTCGTTCGCGCGTTCACGCAAGAGCTGCGCTAGTTTTCGAAGTTCATCTTGCACGGTTGCACCGGATTACAAAATCCAGAAGGTCACCGGTAGTGACTCTGGGTTCTTCATCTTGCTGGGCGCACGCCGAAGCAAGTTTCATGAGATCGTGACCGAGTTCGGTCTTGGTGCGTGGACTGAGTGCACCACGGAGGATCTGTAGCTCCGCGAGCTTGATGTGGCTTTCAGCGTCCACATCCCGAAGCACTTGCCGTGCAATATCCTGCACAGATGGCAACTGTTCGCGCGCCATCAGTAGTTTCCTTGTGGGTTGTTCGGGTCAAAACCTGTGCTTTGTAAGTCAGGGAACAACCCTGTTTGTCCCGCTGAATTCGCGATAGCGCCCAGCCCTGAGACCAGTTGAGGGGCTGCAAGACCTGCAGCAGCCCCTGCGCCAAAGGCCAAGTTTCGTGTCGTACGACCTTTTTCCTCTGCGCCAGACCGCCCCGCGTAATACGCAGCAGGAACACCGGCAACGCCTAAACCCGTACCGACGAGACCTACGTTACGCAAACGCTGAGCGCGTGTAAGCGCACCAGGTGTTGCCTTGTACTGCTTCATTTCGTGCGTAACTTGGTCTTGCTCAGCCTTACGCGCAGCCTGTTCAGCGGTGAGGTTTTGTTGTAGGGCTTTGTGCTTCGCAGCGGTTTCAGCCACAGACTTGTCCGCCGCTCCCAACGCTTGCGCCATTTCCGTCATCTTAGCTTGGTGCGCGGCCAGTTCTTCTGCTTGACGTCTTGCGGCTATTGTTGCCGGGGATGATGCACGCCAAGCTTTGCCCATTGCACTCAAGCGGCCACCCAGTCGTGCAAACATTCCACGAGCTTCTTTGATCGTACCTTCTTTGACCAAGGCTTGATGAGCCTCGGTGAAAAGGACGTCGTAGAGCGCGAATGTTTCAGCACGGTAGCGCATGGGACCTTATTGGGCAGCTCGAATCAGTTCGTTGGCGGTGATGGCGCCGTTGGCGTACACCTGTGCGGCGATCTTTTGGATCTCCGTCATGGTGTCGTTGTACCCCTGTTCGAACTCATTGTTCGCTTGTTTGACGAGATGACCCCACTCGGTCTGGTAACCGAGGTCGAAGGCTTCCTTGACCAGCTCAGGGTTCTCGGACGCGAACTTATGGAAGCCGGGGTCCGCTGCGGCGGTTTTGATGGCATCCAGATCCGGGTCCTGTGAATACACCGGAGCCGAAGCCATCTTCGGAGCGGGGGCGACTTCCATCGCTGCCTTTTCGTACTGGCCAAAGCGATTCATGAAGCCGTCGCACATGGCCGCACCGTAGATCTGCGCTTGCTTCATCAGCGCTTCTTCTTCGGCGTGGGTCAGGTCTTCGGCCATCTTGAGAAGTGTACCTGCCGCATCCTCTGGCTGCTGTACGGCGGCAGTCTTCTCGGTCGTCCCGCTGCTCAACGCAGAGCGAAGAGCGGAGCGGAGCGCATCAGCGTTGGGCGTTTCGGTCTTGACCGAAGCGGTCTTGATCGCAGCCTGTTCGACAGTGCGGCTCTCGTCGAGCCTCTTCATGATGTGTGCGATATCCATTTCTTCCTCGCTCTGCGTGCCAGGTATTTTTCAACCCCAATAATAGGTCAAAGATTCTGGCAAGACAAGTTAGATTCCCGGTAGTTCGAACGCCAGAGTTCCCAGCGTGCTGGCCACCTGAGAGAGGTTGATTGTTTCCTCACGGATTCCGTCGGAAGCGACCTTTCCTTGCCCTCGTACAAGTCCCTCTAAAGATGTATCATTGTTATACAATCCGAAAGACCCGAGTTTTCGCATGAAGGGGTACATCGGGGAATGGCGCTGCATGTGCTGGGGTAGGTGGGTGGACCCTGTCTTCGTTACGCGGTAATCCAAGCCCAGTACGTTGACGATATCCAGTATGTTGCTGCTTTGCTTTTCGGTGAACTCAGTGAGGTAAGGTACCTGTTCCCCCGAGGTCGTGGCATACGACGGTACCTCACCAAAGGCTTTGGAACCGAAGTGCAGACCTCCCAGGCCTAGAGGGAGTGCGGCAAGGCGCCACTTGGGATTCGCGGATGTGAGGACCTTGTACGCACCCCCCAACATCCCAGCGCCACCGAGAAGTTGTTTCAGTTGTGCTTTACCAAGTTCGTCTTCGGCGCTGAAAACAGCACCACGTGTGGTTTGAAACATACGTCCTGTCGTTGGATCTTGTACTTCCATTATGTCCGTTCGGGGTTCTTCTCCCATACGGAAAGAGCTAGGAACAAGGCGACGACGCAAGTAGTCCGACATCATCGACCGTTTTTCAACCATTGGTGCGATGGTTGATTGCAGTGATTCTGGTGCGGCACCTTCGGGTGTGAGTACCCCCAACAATTCATTCAAGAGTGAAGGGTGTTGCCCGAGGAGATCGTAGACTTCGGACTGGAGTGCTACAAGATTATCTAGGACGTGTTCAGGGACCTGGGCACCTGGTATTGCTTTTTCAATAAAAAGACGGATGAACTCAGGTGTCGTGAGAATGATCCCTGCGTGGGAAAGTGCAGCTAGTGTGTGTGGGAGGTCGTGTTCAGCGAGTTTCCGTGTGTCTGCAGCGTTCAATTCGGCTGTGTTTTGAACAACAGCTGGTAGCATTTCTTTACGGTATTGCTCGATGAGCCGCCCTTCAGGTAGTTCACTCTGTACAACCGCAGCAGGGTAGCCGCGTACGATCTTGTCAATCACGGCAAGCTTACGTGCGGCGGCTGCCTTGGCGTTGAGGTCATCCACCATTTCCCCTAGTTCACTTGAAGGTTGTACTTCGTATGCGTGTTCGGCGACTTTCTTGAGTAGGTAGCCGGTGCGATCTGCGGGGCGTAGTACCCAGGAGCTGTCGAAGAATTTCGGAGCGGGGTTGAGTGTGCCGTTACGCAAACCTGTGTGTGGGTCGAGGACACCCAGTTCGAATTTGCAGTGATCGCAGTACTGGGCGCGTGTGGGCGACATGTGCCCGCACTTCGTGCAGACGTCGAACTTGATGCGACAACCCATCGATTTGGCGGGGAACTCACCGTCTGTGATTCGTTCTACAAGGTCGGGAGCTTTGTCGTTCTCGATATCCTCCAGAACTTCTACACGATGCATGAAGGAGTTCCAGAATGCTTTGAGAACTTTGCCTACAGCCTTCTTGGGGTCTTTGTTGACGTGGTGACGGTAGACATGACCGTGTTCGTAAGACTTGAAGTGGTATTGGATGCACTCATCTTGAAGGATCCATGCATCACGTCCATGACCGCAACAACCGCAGGTGGGCTTCATGCCCATCTTGTAAGGTTGTTCAGGGAAACCGTCACCGTTGCGATTGAGTCCGTAGTACTCGAAACCACCGAGACCTAGGATCAAGACGATGGTACGTCCTGGGATGGGTTCGATGGCTTTGATGTAGTCGAGTGCTGGGCTGGCAGACGCTTCCTTGGAGAGCGTTTCGCGACATGCACGGCCATTGGTCCAGAGCAGGACCGGCTGAACCGTAGGTTCTCCCGTTCTGCTGACGCGTTCATCAAGAACAATGATCTTTGACCGTGACATGGCTGTTACGCAAGCATCTGTTGAAGGATGTCCATCCCGTGTTCGGCATTCAGTCGTCGACATTCGGTTGCGTCACGCCGAATCGATACATCTGCTCCGTGCTTCTCTTGTGCTTCGAGAACGACGTCGATGAAACCTACGGTGGCGAGCTTTTCGATCAGTACCTCTTCATCGTTGGTGGAACTTGTTTTGGTGCGTGGGTGTGTGGGTTGTTTATCCGGTGTGAGCGCACGATGCACACCCATCAGTCCGGCTCCGACACCCCCAATACCGAGTGCAGCAAGGAGGGCCTGATTGCGTACATGCGTAGCGGTGTCTTTGGCCTCTTCACCACCGCGATGCATGAGGTAGGCACCTCCGGCTGTTACCGGTACCATCGCGCCGGCACCGTATGCGAGTCCTTTGCGCACACCTTCAGGGACCTTTTCGATCACCTGTTTCAGTGCTTCGCCTTTGGAGGCTTCTTTGATGTACTGCAGGAGATCGAGGGCTTGTGTTGATTTCAACGCAAGCGCCTCGTCTTGGGCGGAAGTCATGGCGTACTTTTCGAGTACCTGGCTTTGTTTCAGCATCCGGTACACGGTTTCATAACACCGATGCAGTGAGGGGTATTGCCGTTCCATGGCGTCTCACTTTCGATTGGCGAGTTGTGCGATGTTGAGAATACCATCGAACAACGCACGCTTTTCGAGGTATTGCTTGTAGAACTGAAAGCCGAGGCA